TATCAATACAAATAAAAGAAATATCTGGATTGTTTTGTAGTATAATACCAAGTTTGGCAAATTCCATTTCACTGGTGCCTGTAGATACAGCAAAGGTATCATTGTACATGATATTTTCAGAACCAGCACGATGCTCTGCTACAGTATAACCTTTCTTTAATACTGTGAACAAGCGTAATGAGCTGAGAGCCTTTGCCATTTCAAATGTACCTACACCATCCATATTTGAGGCCATGATTGGTACACCAGACCATGTTTGACCTGAGTGCTTAAAATGATATTGTCTTTCAAGGTCAACCTCTTTGCGGCTACTTAATGTAGACCGCTTTGGTCGTATCAATACATCACGAAAATCTAATTTAATATCTTCTTCAATTCGCATTTTCTAATAATGTCCTCTCTTGTATATCCCAATAATTCTGTACCGCCTTCTTGGCAAAATCTAATGAAACAAACCGACCAAGATAGTTTTCAGAATTAGCTACTATAATAATGGCCAGATAGATTTTTGTATGAGCAATCTTATGCGTCTGGCCTACGATACAACCATCATTGGTTCTGTAATAGTGGTGCGTATCGTTGTCGTTATCTTTCCAATCAAAGGTCGTCATTTTTTGGTGGTTTCAATAGTATAGGGATTGGTGGTTTCTTTAATGCTTCAGCACAGGCTTCTTCAAGCGACTGTAGTATCCGAGCTTTTCTCTTATTTGGATACCGATAGGTTTCAGGATTCATCCAATCTGGCAACGGTTCTTCATCTGGTTCACCCCAATGGTTTTTCATTTTTCTGAATACTTTCTTTCAGCCTCTAGATATTTGTTCAATAGGAGAGGAGAATGTTGAGGTAAGGTTTCTGGTTGTGGTTGCTCACGCTTTGATTTTTCCATTTCATATACACGATTGCGTATCTCTGTAGATGAATACGGATGCTTCCGATCATGGTAATACAATTCAATACCAGATTCGATGCATAGTTTTTTACCTGTAAAATCTTTTACTTTGTATTCATCACCTAAAAAACGAATATGAATATCTTGTGTCATCAATAGGTTTAATAGGTCTTGCTCAGTTTCATAAATGAGAATTTCATCTATGTATTTACAACCCTGTAACTGAACATATCGCTCATAGGCAGATTGTACTGGTCTATTCTTTACACCAGGCCTATCAATGGTTGGGTCAACCTGTAGACCAACCTTCAAATAATCACACAATTCTTTTTCTTTTTTTAGCATAGTGACATGACCAGCGTGTAACATATCCCATGCAGAACAATTAAATCCAATTTTCATCTGCAGCACCTCTTATCATCAACGTACAACGGTTGTTTAATATATCTTTCATAAAATGGTTTGTATACTTTATCTTTTGATAGGCCATATAATATGCCAACACCAGGAATTATTAACAATAGAATACTGATTACAATAAGTAACGACAAAAAGAAATTAAGGATTCGCACCTAAGACCTCCATCACATGATACAGGTCTTTATATTCTAATATATCATTGGTCATACTGTATATTGATTTTCTTATGAGTTCTACATCCACAGACAATACAGGCACAACATAAGTTCGTATAAAGAAAATTGCACAATCGCCTAACGGTACGGTGACCTGTCTTTCAGCACGATACCACATATTATCTAGACCTTCATTTGTCCATGGTTTCTTGATCGATTGATGCCGATTGAGGTCTGGTGAATTTGCAATTGTCCATACTGAGCGAACATATGGCCCTTTTTGTGTAATCATTGTTGCAATACTATCAGCGGCTTTCATTATCATTTCATTGTCAGCAACAGGTTCATGTATCTCAGTAAAACTTTTATTGATCTTTGTGGAAGGAGCCCAACCAGAAGGAAAACATACTGATGCCATTTGTACGGACAATTGGCCGTTTATATTAGGCGCCCATACAACAAAATCTTCTTGGTATTTGAGTACAGCTTCTTTCATCGTATAACATTGTAAATATGTCAGCACTTTATTTCGTAAGTGAACATTCCAATTGTTGCCATACATTTCTCTGATGGTTACTCTTTTCTTTTCACTAATATAGTAGTCATAATCTTTGTCTTGGTAAGTAATTGGTTCATTTTCACCAAGTGGCCGCATATTAGGCCGCATACGATACGGCACATCAATTTCAAACGGCATTAACATCACTCAACCTCTTGTTTGATAGTTCTAAAATCGACCTCATATGGCACACCAGATACACGGACTCTTGTTTCTTGTGGTTTGTACCTCATTAATTCATTTTCTAATTGTGCAACTTTACTACGCAATTCTTTCAATTCACCAGGATAAGCTTCGACCTCATTGTTCATTGTAGAACCCTCTCCTCTGGTATTAAATGTTTTCTATCAGCAACTGATTTAACCAATTTATAGAATTCATCTTCACATTTAACCCCTTCATTCATACGAACTAGGCGAGCTAACATCATACCAGACAATTGCATTGGTGTAACATTATTATCAATAACTTGTTTCATTAGAAAATCATCAATCTCATAACTAATTTTTACTACTTCGTCATCTGTAACCATTTCTGATACAACCTTTCTTCCATTTGATATGCTTCTTTTTCCCATGGCCGTTTATGATACGGCACCGAATCATGGTCTAATTTGCGTGATAACCATCTTGTGCCTCGCTCGTCTATCTCACCATATGCATATTGTTTTACATGAACCATTTCGTGAGCAATCGTTTTAAGTGTTTGTTTCTCTGACATGCCATGTAAAATCTCTAATATGAACTCTCTTGGTACGCCTTTAGTATTATGGCCATCAACTTCGGTAAAACCACATACAGGCAGTTTGCGAATAAACTTTAGATTTATAATTATATGATTTTTTAACTGAGGTGTCAATAACTGTGTAGCAAAATACTCTATGGCTGATGCTTGAGTTTTTGTGTATTTGCCTTGAAGTATCATCGTGTATTTTTTGGTTTAGGTAGTGATGGCAGTGATTTCCAATATTCAATCCATTTTTCTTGCTCGTTGTTTCGTATTATTTCATTATTAAGTGCTTGTCGTGTTTCGTTTGTTGCTTCTACAATCTTATCAAAACGCAAATCTTGTTCAGTCATTCTCTTATTGATGCCAGCAAGGTTTTGATCCATGATAAGGATTCGCTCTTTGAAATAATCTACATCATGGCCACGAGACCAAGCAATGCCAAGTAGAACAACAATCACCGCAAGTAAAATAAAAATGAGGGCAAATATAACCTCTAATTTATCTTTATCGGTAAGATTTCGCCAAATGGCAAAGATTTTACTCATATAAAACCATTATAACACAGATATTTTTTTATTGAGGCAAACATTAGAAGGTAAGATTGTCATTTCTAAGGCTTGGTCTATGAGCAGGTTTGCCTTCTTCATTTACATGATCTCTGCCTTTAATTGTGGTAACTTTGGTACCATTATCTTCATCATAAGCACACAAATCAAATTGTACAACAGGAAACAAATCAGTTCTCATTATAATATCCAATGGTCCTGTTAAACCATATTTGATTACATATGCTAAAAGATTTTTTGCTGATTGTGGGTCTATTGAGTATGCATGAGCACGGCATATGAAATGATAGTTTGGTCCTTCTGATGCATGGGGTGGCGTTGGATATACAGGCCAATTCATTTTCGCTTGCTCACGACCGCCAAGATAACAGAGAGTGCCTATTGTTGGATGATCTAAAAATGGTTTTACCATTATTGCATCATGCTCTAATACAACCAATGGTTTATCTTGTTGAATACATTTAGCCCATAAACTAATGTGCGACAATGCACAAGCAACTTCACCTTTGGTCATATAATGATCCATAATTTTAATTAAATCCATCACTATATTATGGTGTGAAGGTGTAATTATTGTGTCACCAATACCATCATAAGCATCCCAAAAATCATATGGCATTCCAACTTTACGACATGATGCTGCACACTCTGAGGCTTTTTGTTCAGATACTTCGTGACCTTTTACACGGATGATATAGGCTTTGTCAACTTTTTGATTGTAAGAATAGAATAAAGATTTCATAATATATCTTTCACAATAAATGATTAAAGGTCAACTACTTGTTCAGCATCTAATTCTTGGATGAAGTTAATGAAAAGACAGGCATCATCCTCATCGTTAAAATATCGGATAATTGCCTGTCCTGTGTATTGCGAAATAACTGTAATTAAAAAATTACATTCATCAAAAATAGAAAATTTGATAATCCAACCGTTTCTTGCGACTGGATACCAAGATTTAGTTTTTTCCGCTATTTGCGAAAATTTCTTTGATGGTGCCTGTTTTGATGAATTCTTTTGCATATTCGGTGACCTGTGAGTTAGCTTCAGCAGCCTTCACCGTATATGTATAAAAGGTTTTTCCTGTGATTTCGTTGAAGAACTTTAAGCTCTCGTTGAAAAGGGTGTTACCAAAGTCAACTGTGGATACAGCAACATCTTTGGATTTGTTTACTGCGAAAGCAAAATCATTGGTTTTTGGAAAGTCAAACATATATTTCTCCTTGGTTAAGCGAGTGGTTTATTCCATGAATCTTCTGGTTTTTCTGTAAAATTCAGCACGCTTTTGTTGTGCTTCTATTATACATTCCCAAAATATACAGAGAAAAGATTTAAGTTTCAATAACATTAGTAACCTCCTTAAGCGTTACTCAGTTATTTAGTATAATTATACTGCATCGCAACATAATAATGAGGCAAATGTGCTAAATTTTTACCTGGTGATTGCAGGTTTATACCTGCCAGGCTCATAAGTATTGGTGTTCCGCTTTGATAATAAAGCTAAGGCTTTACCAAGTGGTCCTTCCGAATCCTACAAGACACCCACTCATTATAGTATGAATCATGCATTAGAGCATGACGACTGAATATCTCCCAAGTTTCCCAATAAGAACACTCACTCCGAGTTTTGCAGAGGTGTAATATCTCTCTGACATACTGGTCTTTTCCATTTTCTTTTACTTCTTCTTGTAGTTTCTTATTGCTACCCCAATAGGACATCCAATCACTTGAAACCCGTGATCGTTTCTTTTTGCCTTTTACTTGCTTGGTTTTGGATTTGGTAAAGAATTTCTTACCGATGTATTTGCGACCTGTTTTTAGGTGCGTAATCATATAGACGAAACCAAAGGCCTCGCCTATATGTTCTTCTGTAAATTCATCTGTTGTATTAAGAAAAAACCAACTCATTCATCCTCATCCTCAATAGTGTCCATACCTTCTAGTATGTATTCACCACAGAATGGACAGTTTTGAGGATCGGATTCGGTTTGTTCTTCGTTATATTTGAGTGTGAATTCAGAACCACACTCATCGCAAATATGGTGTAGTGATGCCATTAGTTACACCATGATTGTTTAGCTTCACCAAAGTATTCACGAGCAAAGCCGTTTTGAATAAGCATGGTGCGTAGCGATTGACCATTGAGAATTATATCACCTAAAACTCTACCACCAAACTTGTCCCAAGAATACAATACCATTTGACGAGTTTGTGATTGTGCAACTGCATTTTTAGTAAATTCTGATGCGGCTTTACCACGAGCATCTTCTGAAGGACATTGAGCTCTATGACCTTTTTCTGGAGTATCTACACCATAGATACGAACCGCTAATTCTGGTTTCAATGGTTGTGGTAAAAATGGTGCAGCAATTACAACCGTATCACCATCAGATACACGAAGAATCTGTGCTTCATATACCATACCTTTTGGAGTTTTCTGTGCATATGCTGGCGCCGTAATTGCGATGGCCAGTGCTAAAAAAATATAAAGTTTCATACTAACGCCTCTTTAAATTGTTTTGTTGTTTTTTCATTTTGTAATAATTCGGTCCATGTTATAATTTCCCACTTGCCATTCATATCTTCTACTAATGCGGTGCAAGATTCAACCCAATCACCATCATTCATATACATTACACCATCAATTTCTTTTATTTCAGCATGATGTATATGTCCACAAATTACACCATCATAGCCTTTTTTCTTACAATGTGTAGCAAGATTCTTTTCAAACTGAAACATAAAATCTACGGCTCGCTTGACTTTATATTTTAAATAACGACTCAATGACCAATAACTCAGGCCAAATTTATGTCGCCACCAGTTGAACTTACTATTCAAATTCAATACAAAATCATATGCTGAATCACCTAAGAACGACAGCCATTTAGCAATTCTTGTGATGCCATCAAATAGATCACCGTGCGTTACGAGATAGTGTTTACCATCAATACCAATGTGTTCTATTTGATTTCGAATTTCTACTAGGCCAAATGTGAGGCCATACGGTATCATTGGTCGTAAAAACTCATCATGGTTGCCTGTAACATAGACAACCTTTGTCCCTCTTTTAGCGTAACCTAAAATACGCCTCACAACATTTGTATGTGATTGTTTCCACCGCCACTTGTTTTTCTGTATTTTCCACGCATCAATTATATCACCTACGAGATACAAGGTTTCGCAGGTGTTGTATTTCAAAAAATTATTTAATAATTCAGCTTTACAATCTTTAGTACCCAAATGCACATCACTAATGAATATGCTTTTGTAATGCATTTTCTATCATCACTCTCTATTTCCTAAGAGTTGCAATAGACTTGTAAAAATATTAATAAAGTTGATATACAAACTCAATGCACCAAACCATTGCATACGGCGAATCTCATCTTCACTTG